AACTATATTGAAGGAATATCTAATATAGTTATAAAAAATTTGAATAAATTAGAACAACATATGAGGCCTTTACATTGTAGCGACCTTAAACGAGAAGTATTATATATAAAAGATAATAACAAATGGACAAAAGAGTCTGAAACCAAACCTATACTAACAAAGGCAATTAAAACAATTGCGAATCAAAATATAAAACAAATAAGCAAATGGAAAGATAATTATCCAGATTGCACACATTCGGATTCAAAAAAGAATGATTTATATTTAAAAATTGTTAGTAATTCTATGAATGGACTAACAAAAGAAGAAGGTGAAAAAAATATAAATAAAATAATAAATAATGTAGCTAAAAATGTGGTTATTGAAAAATAAAAATACTAATAAAATCTACTATTTTGTAAATTGTTATATAAAAACATAAGTAGTTGTTGGATGTTTTCTTACATATTCTTTGATATAGTTTTCCATTTCTGGTGTAATTTTTAGATTATGATTTTTGCGTGTTTTTATTTGTAAGGTTTTATTTAACGTTATAATTACAATAATATAAATGTAATAATAAAAATGTAATAATAAAAGATTAATTATTTGACAGCCAATTAGTGGGTGGTAGACATTCGTTTTCTATGTCATTTGAACTATCGTAATATTTATTACCGGAATTACATTGTGGATTTAATGGTTGATATAATCCTACAATTAATTCACAGTTTGAGTAACACGTTAATATAGGTTCTTTAGTTGTTTTAAAAGTAAATTTATATTCACTAGAACTACTACTTTTAAACCAATATACTGATTCGAAATTATGAGTATTCCAATATGGATAATACATAGAGTTTGGTCCTATACACGGAGGTAGCCCAGTCGAACCTGGTCTAATTAATTTAGTATTATCCGTATAATATATATTATTTATGTCATTACATAAATAATTTCCTCCAGGGCATAAATTATCTGGAGTAGAGTACGTTGCAAAGTATGCGTCTCCATACCATTCAGGTTTCCCGTCTGTGCCTTCAGTTATGTTATTTAATCTAGATTTAATTCCGGCAGCATTTAATATATTTAAACATAATTGTTGTATAGCAGTATGTTCCCAACAAATAAATACGTTTAACCCATCAAAAATTCCGGAATTAAATAATTTATCTGTCAAAATATCATAATCTTGTGAACCACCATAAGTAAACATTGGTATATTTAACATAGAAGAAGTGAATGCCATTGTTTGTTGTGGTCTCATTGTCGGGTTTTCTGTGTTATAGGCACACGGATTACACACAATAATGTAAGAAATTGGTGTTCCAGCAGTTGCTAATTTATTAACATATTCAATTAATTGGCACGCGCGATATATACCATTATTATTTAATTTATAATTACCATCTGATGATGAATTTTTTTCACCGTGCCTTATCACGAAAATATTTTCCGGACCTATACACAATGGTGTCCCACCAGGTGCACCATTTTTTGCCTGAGCATTAGTAAATTTTGCTCCTATGGTTGTTTGATTTGCAACCCATATACTATATAATACTTCCCATGCATTTACCCCATATCCAGCATATCTACTAATAGGAAATCCATTTATACAATCTTTAGCTGGTACAGTTTTTCCATATGGTCCGGCATTAGAAGTAGATTTTGCTAAACTTTTTTTAATAAATCCATTCAAAAAATAATCTGTCATAATATAATATAATATATTTATTGTATTTTAAAAAAAATTGAAATACTTTTTACAAGTTACAAAAAATATACATTATAATACCATATAGAGAAATGGAAACTAAAACTGAATTATTATTTAAATGTTCAGAATTAATTAACAATGTTAGTAATTCATCTCCTGTTTCAAATACAAAAAAGGTTAAAAAACAACCAATACTAATTGTGAAAGATGATGTAGATATTATAAAACGTTTTATTAAACATTGTCACAATGTTTATTCAAATTTAGATAATATTTACTATAACGATACAAAAATTAATTATTATAGCATTAATTCATTTCATTTGTCATCAAGGTCAGATAATGATAAAAATAATAAAATAAGAGAAACTATTATTGGTGCAATAATAAATAACCGAATACCACCTAATTATTACAAATATTCTTTAATATGGAAAAAAATAAAATATGAAATTGATAAATACATTTTAGAGTTATGTACATTAAACAAATTAATAAATCAAACACAAAAGTGTGAACATAAAGCAGGGAGAAAAAATAACTATGATTTATTGCTAATTATAAACGAATGTTCATCATTTAATATTGAAATAAAATTTAATGCTAAAAGTGTGGATGAAACTCCTCAATTTGTGTCACCAATGAAACCTTCGCAATATCTTGAAACTAGTTATGAACAATATTATTATGATAATTACCTAACATTATTATCAAAAGAATTTAATTTACCGTTACCAAATAAAGAAGAATACCTTAATAAAATACATTCAGTTAATCCCAAATGCATAGTTGAATATCAAAATAAGTATTATAAAGGATGTGAAAAAAGCAGTAAATATACTGGAATAGAAGAAGATATAAAATTTTATAATAAAGCAAAAAAACTATCAGATGATAGTATTAAAACATTTATTATGAATAATAATTTAAAAATTGATGTACTAACAAATTATCTATTAAATACTCAAACTAATAAGGTTTATATGTTATACAAAAATGGTAATATTTATTTACAATGTATTGATTCTAAAAATTATGAAATTGTATCATACAAAAAAGAACCAGAATTAAAAAGATATGTTGCTACAACTAAAACAGGAATTATATTAAAAATATTACTTCGTTGGAAAAATGGTAATGGTATCGCATTCCCAGGTTTTCAAATATCATAAATAGGTAATATTTCACACAGTTCAGTTGTATTTATAGCATTATTTCCAAAATACAATTTTATAAACTCTTCTGTTTGTTTTTTTTCAAATGACATTATTATTTTTTCATAAAGCAAACAAAGATTATTATTTGTTATATTATTTATATATCTTACACAAATTAAATGATTCTCAATACAATACTCTTTTTCTATGTTAATTAAACAATATGTAAAATTATATTTTCCAACACCATAACCTCTATTAATTACTAACAATGGTGTTGTTTCGCCTTCTCTGTTTATATAGTTTTTTTTTGATTCATTTTTATATGTTTGAATTTTTAAATTATTATTTTTTATGTCTGAACTATAAATCAACAATGTTTTAGTAGCATTATTTGTTAGTTCATCAATACATTGATTCCAAACAACATTACCAACGTTTACTTTAAACCCTAATTGATTCAATGTTTTTGAATCTTTATATAGTTTATTAAGTTTATGTATGTTTTTAGGTAACCCAAATATTGTATAATTATTTTTATTTAAAGTAAATGTTTTATTATTAAGAATATCTTTATTTTTTTGAATAATCATTATAATTGTTTCTTGGGATGTTTCAAGATAATCATCATTACACTCTATAATATCAATTATTTTCAGATTTTCATATATATATTTTCTTGTTTTATCATAATAAAGACAATTTAGAAAGTTTTTTGGTAACACAAAACTTAATATTCCTTCATCATTTAATAATTGTATTGATTTAATGATAAACAATATAAATATGTTTGGTCTTCCATCAAAATATGAGTAATATTTTTCATCAACATCCTCTTTACTCATAACAAAATATGGAGGGTTACCTATAATTAAATCATATGTTTCATCAGTTAAATAATCCAAATAATTTTCATTATATAATTTTATATTATGATTATTAGTTTGAATATGTTTTATGTTTTCGTAAATATCTTTATGGTGTTCAATACCAACAATATTTAAATCGTATTGTTGATTTAACATTAAAACGTATTCACACGAACCACACGAAGGTTCCAATACATTCTTTATATTTGATATATAAGGTTCTAATATTTTGATATTTTTAATAATGGTGTTTGGAGGTGTAAAATATATTCCAAATTTTTTTTTTTCTTTTGAAATAATATTTTTTGTTAAATTTATTGACAAGTTTGAATAATTTATATTTATTTGTTGATTATCATCGTTTTTAGATGATGATGATTGAAGTTTTTCTGTTTCATCGTATTCCATTATTGATTCTACTTTTTTTTTTGATTGTATTTCAATATTTATTAAATTAATTAATTGACTTTTGTTTTTTGATTTATATTTTTTAATTCCATGTTCTTCACACTTGGATAAAAGTTCTGTTTTTGATAATTTAGTTAAATCCATTTCTTCAATAATACAAGTTATATTACTACTAATATTAGTCATATTATTTAATTCAATTTTTTATTATTTAATAAAAAACTCATTTATTTACTAAATATATTAATTATTTTTACTAATACAAAAAAACTTATTTAAAGGTATGTATATATACATTTAAATATGGGAGGAGGGATTTATAGTTTAATTGGCTTAGCCTATTATACAGAAATTAGAAATCAACAAAAAATTAATAATCATTTTAGAAAAAATATAAGCACGGATGAAGAAATAACGAATTCTCAAATAAAACATATAAGTATGATATGTGAAGTTTTAATAAAACATAAAGATGATTTAGATAAAGACCAAATTATACATACAATAAATGAAATATATAGTAGTATAAAATCAATTGATAATAAAGAATAGAATGAAATAGAATGAAATGGAATAAAATAGAATAAAATATAGTATTATATCAGATGGATATAAAAAATATAATAAAATCTTTAGGAACTGCCTATAATAAATCATCATTATGGTGTAAAGTCTTAGTATTTATAACTCTTTTTCTATTAATAATATTAGTATTTAAGGGTTTCGATAAAAAACGAGAAGGGTTTGAACAAAAGGACCAATTTTTAATTAAATCTGGACCCGAAATTTACGATGATTTTTATGCCGATATTTACGACTATTTGGTTTTTAATAACTTAAAGAACGATTATGAAGTTGGTGAAATTATAAATATTGCTAGTCCTTCAAGTAACAGTAAAATATTAGATATTGGTTGTGGAACAGGGCATCACGTTTCATCATTGGGGTCTAAAGGGTTGGATATTTTAGGAATAGATATTTCTCCTTCAATGATAAAAACCGCCAAAAAAAATTATCCAGATTATAACTTTAAGGTTGCGGACGCATTAAATGGAAATGAATTTGAACGAGATTCGTTTACACATATTTTATGTATGTATTTTACTATTTATTATTTTAATGACAAGACACAATTTTTTAATAATTGTTTTAATTGGTTAATGCCTGGAGGTTATTTAATTGTCCATTTAGTAGATAGAGCACATTTTGACCCAATATTGCCTCCTGGAAATCCATTAATGTATGTATCCCCACAACGTTATGCAAAAGAGCGTATAACATCTACAAAGGTTAAATTTACTGATTTTTCTTATAGCGCTGATTTTAAATTAGACGAGTTAAACGACCAAGCAAAATTTATTGAGAAATTTAAGAACGATAGTGATGGTAAAGTGCGTAAAAATGAATTAACTTTATATATGCCTGATATACAGCAAATTACAGATACGGCCCAAGCATCTGGGTTTACTATTGAAGCAAAGATAGATTTATTACAATGTCAATATGAATACCAATATTTATATGTATTTGTAAAACCAAACTAACAAAATATATTTACTACGAAAAGAAACAC